ATGTCAGAAATTAATAAACTCACAGACAAAAAGCTAAAAAACATTCATGGTAAAGAAATCTCTAAGCCGGTAATGATAGCAGATGGTAGGGGGCTTTCGATACTAGTAAGCAAAAAAGGTTCTATCTCATGGTCATACTCTTACCGATTTGAAGGTAAGTTAAGTAGGATGATAATAGGGCAATATCCTGATTTATCACTGAAACAGGCTCGAGATAAGCGGGACCAGCTTAGAGCTATTTTGGCTTCAGGGCATGACCCAAAGCAAGCAAAATTAGGTGAAGAAAACGCGGATGTCAAAATAACAATTAAGGATGCTATAGAGTACTGGCTCACTGAATATGCAGCATATAACAGAAAAGATTTTGAAATGCTGCGTAAGAAGTATAAGAAAAATATTTATCCTTATATAGGTGACCTCCCTGTCGAAGAGGCAACAACAAAAGATTGGATTGCATGTTTTGATAGAATGAAAGATACAGGGCCCGTTGCAGCCGGTAACTTACTTTTAGACTCGAAGCAGGCTTTAAAATATTGTTCGGTTCGAGAGTATGCTAAAAGTGATGTTTTATCATTACTTAGCGTTTCTGATGTAGGTAAGAAAAAGCAGAAGCGAGAGCGTGTTTTAACGAATAATGAATTAAGAACCTTATTTGAGGCGCTTAATAATCATCAACGCATTTCTCAATATTATAAAAAATTACTTATTTTATTATTAATTTTTGGCTCAAGAACCCAAGAAATTAGGCTTAGCACATGGAGCGAATGGGATCTGGACGATAAAGTCTGGATAGTGCCGGCTAAAAATAGCAAGGAAGGAAATAAAATCTATAGGCCTATCCCAGATAGAGTGGTGACATGGCTTCAATCTTTCAAAGGCTCTAAAGATGATTATTTGTTAGGTGAATTGAAAGAAGCATCTAATGTGAGCACGTTTTGTCGGATATTATGGCGTAGAATTGGTCACTCTGAACATTGGACTGCTCATGACTTGCGAAGAACATTTTCAACATATCTAAATGATTTAGGACAACCACCTCATGTTGTTGAACAGTTAGTTGGGCATATCATGACAGGAGTGATGGCGGTTTATAACAAAAGTCAGTACATGAACGAAAAGATGGTTACATTGAATATTTGGTTGGATGAGCTGGAGAGGTTCGGGCTGAAACTAGATGTTATAAACTGATTTAACGATAACTTATTACCAATGGCAGCCCTGAGTTAATGGCTGCCTTGTGCCATGACCTGACCTTGACGCGTACTCGTTTATGCCCCATTTCGAGTTAGCTTTACCACTCAGTGCAACACTTCCCCCCAAACTGTCCCTTATGTTTGTACAAGCGTCTCGCAACATCGATGATGGTGTGTTCCTGTTAAATATCATTGTGTATATAAGCCCTCTAATCCAGGTAAATCAAAAAACTGAGAGGGGTTACCGTTTTTAACTTGATGTTGATAGTTTAGACGATTGCTGCTGGTAACTAATATACAGTGCTTTTTTGCTCTAGTAATACCAACAAAATGTAGATTCAGCTCTTGCTCCCAGTTGTCGTAATGAACATCCCATGAGCCTTGAACAAAAAGCCTTTTTGGGTGAACCCAGTCATAAAGATCCAAATGATAAACCACATCAAATTCCAGTCCTTTGGATTTATGAAGAGTCATTACCTGTACTTCATTTTCGTTAATAGGCATGTAATGTTTTAGTAGTTTGCTATCAACACAAATATTATGAATTAGCTCTTTATCTGAATCTGAAACAACACAATCAAAAATATCTTCAGAAATCTTAACTATCGACTCTGCCAGACCTTCATATTCTCTACCTCTTACATCAACAATCAATCTCCGAAGATTAAGTATTTGTTGCTCTTGAACTCTTATGTACCGTTCAACCGTTTCGATTACATCGTTAATTCTATAATCTTCATTAAGACGACACCGCAATAAGCTTGCAAACAAGTTAGTGATGCGAGTATTTTTGACAGCTAATGGATCTTCATCAAAAATTCTAAAAGGAACTTTTAGCTTTGTCTCTAGAAATTCCAGAGATATATTGTTTCTAACTAGAATTCCTATTTTAGAATAAGAGTCCGTTATACCTTTTTTGATAATATCTTGAATAGAGTTACTAACTTGTTCAGACACATCAAGCTGAGTACCTTGATAACTCCTTCTATGAACTCTTACTTCATCAGTGGGAATTAAATCACAAGTTTGATTAAACAATCTGTTTGAATAGTTGGTAATAGAAGGGTGGCACCTGTGGTTTATATTGACTATGTGGTGTTCAAAGACATCAGGCCGCGCAGTTAAACTTGTAATGTATTCGGGGTTACTTCCTCGCCATGCATAAATTGATTGTTGTGTGTCCCCAACAGCAACACCTGTTAAACCTAGTTCAGTTAACTTTAAAAATAACATATGTTGAGGTTCAGATGAATCCTGGTATTCATCAATATAAAGAGAAGAATACTTTGCTCGAAAGTAATTTTGGCAGGCTAATGAGTTAGTTAGAATATGGTTAGCCATTACACCTAACAGGTTAAGTAAAACATATCCATTTTCATACAAAGTCTTAATGTCTTGTTCAAACATTGGATAAATATCAGTTTTTATGTTGCCAGAGTGTCCAGAAATCGTAGGTATTTGATCTTTTAAATTTTGAGGGATTTCATTGAATAATTTGCACTCTACTGTCGAAGGAGAGTGACCAATCAACCGTGAACCAAATGGGTAAATAATTTCACTTAAACAAAAATGATCAATAGTTCCGAAAAAGCTAGCCTTTAAATCATACGCATCTTTTTTACACCGTTGTTTTAATTCTTTGCTGGCTTTTACCGTAAACGTAATACTAATCACACCCTTATAGTCAGGAAGTGATTGGAGCTCATTTCTTATTTTCTCTACGACAACAGTTGTTTTACCGCTTCCTGGACAAGCAGTAATCACCATATTCGCATTTGAAGCTATAGCAGCTTCTTGATCTGGGGTAAATTTAAAATCAGCCATACTAAGCTATTGCCCTAACTACTGCGAATGCTAATGGTTTTGCTAGTTCACCATTGACCAACTTAGCAAACACATCTCTATTTTGTGAAATAAACTCTCGCATTCTAATTGCTTTTTTACCTTGCAAATACTTAATGGCATTTACAACGTCTTCTTCATCTGCAAAAGCTAAAAGCTCGGCTTCCAATTCAAGTGCAATATCGTTCTCAAGATCGATTTTTGACAAGAACATACCATTTGGATTTACTTGGTTAGAAGCATTCTGCCAAGCACCATTATCAACAAGGACTTGTGATGTGGTATCAGGCGGATAATAAGGAGCATTTGGTAAACCCATTAGCGAAAAACAACGATTAAACCCTGCAGCTCGTTTGTCTGTACGACCCTTCGTTGCAGAGACATCATTGTCTGTTCTCAGTACCCAAGGGATTTCCATTGCATCGAGTATCTGGCAATAAACTTTAAATTGAATACCATCAACACATAAGATGGTTATGTTGTAAAAATCTAAATCAAAACCTAGTTGCTTCGCTAGCTCGTCATAAAACAATTTTTCAGAAGGGCCTTCTACCAGAAATACGCAACTAGCAAAAAAAGCTTCTGCTGGAAGTATGCTCATTCTATAGCCCAACTCATCCCATGCATCTGAAATACAATTGGAGCAGCCATCTTTTGCTGCTTTAGAGCCTTCAGCTGTTGAGAAGAGCCGTATAATGGAGTCAGGCTTATAACGCTCAGTTATTTGTGGAGAATGACTTGTGATAATTGTCTGGCCCGGCAATTCATGTATTAAGTAGTCAGCTAGTTTACGTTGTTGATGCGGGTGCAGGTGAGCTTCGGGTTCTTCTACACAATAGAATGTTACTTCATGTTCAGGGTCAAACTCTCTTTGGCTTTTTGCCTTCCATAAGGCTAACAATATCTGATTATTTCTCCCATCACCTCCTAGCATTATTTTAGAGCCTGAAGTTGAAGCTCCAAGCTCCAAATTATCAATGAACTGATTAACTTTAATGGCTCCGGTATCTAACTGGACACTATAATTGCCATTTGTATATGATAACTTTTTTAATTCTTCATTAACTACAGATGTTGCGTCTTTAACGTAATTTAGCTCAGCTACTTTTTCGTTGACTTGATTTAACTGCTCAGAAATTACTTTCATTTCTGCTTGATCGGCAGCAAGGTCACTCGCCTCAAGATTATCTTGAGATTGCTTTAGAAGCTTTTTCTTTTCTATATTAATGAACTTTTCAAGATCTCTTCTAGAGCGAACATATCTTAAATTTAAACGCTTTAAATAAAATCGGGATTGGACTAACTCTAACTCATTTTCTGAACAGCCTATGAATATTTGGTGATCAAGTGTTGCTCTATCAGCAACCATCGAAATTATACATTGTCTTTCGTCACTCACATGCCCTTTTAAAATAGATAAAACAGCATCCTCTGTAATTTCTGAAAAATATATATTTATTGTAAAGGTATCAGGTTGTTCACCATCACTATTAATATAAAAATCAGTTAGTTCTGGTTCTATATCACGGTCTGATAGAGACTTATCTAGCAACAAGCGTAAAGCATAGAGTAAGTTTGTTTTACCAACGTCGTTACTACCAATTATTAAAGTTCTATCATTAAAACTCACTGATGCGTCTTTAAAATTTCTAAAACCAATGAGATTTATTTTTTCGATTTTCAAACTATGCTCCTTACAACTTTTCCTTTAGCATACACTGTAAGCTATTCTGCATTGCATATGGAACGACCAAAGGACTGCATTAAATTGATTGTACATTATTGTTGGCTAGTAATCTCTGAACATTAAAGCTTATTCATCTTGATTGTAAGAAAACAGAGGGTATCTTACAATCAACTCAGCCTTAACTTTTATCAGCCTGCTCTAACTTGTTTCTGTCAAAAAATGAGTTTACCCGACCGTCAGCTCCTCGCTCAAAGCAGACTATTATATAAAGTCTAGGCAAATATAGATTAGAATAGGGCGGGTTACCCCGCCTCCGCTAATTTTCTTTAGCATAAGGTTGATTTCTTACCCAAAATAGTAATTCTGAAAGTAGCCAAGCACATTTCTTCTCACCAAGCCCCGGTTTTCTTCGTGCTGGGAATTTACCCATTTTTTCGAGTTTAAAAGCCGTACTACGAGCGATACCCGTAATGTCTTTTCTCTCGTGCTCATTTACAAGTCGGTCTACTTTGAACCCATAAAAATTCAATACAGACTGAGAGTCAGCAGAAGTTACAGTATATTTTTTTTCACATTCATTTTTCATTTCTGTTCTCCTCTTTTTCGTTTCAGATACGCATTTCGTTATGAGATTTAATTAAATTTTAAGGCATTAATAATTGCTCATGTTATTAACTTATTCAATTACCTCCTCGCAAACTATTTCAACATCCCGCACCATCATTAATTGATTGGCACGGCTCTCGCATTCTTGCTGTGTGTATATTTGCTCAGATACAGGCACAGCAGAACCCTGCATTACAAGCAGTAATACATCTCAGAATTTGCATTGTTATTGATTTCAGGATTTTTAAAGCGTGAAACCCTGCTGATGCAGGATTATCTAATATTCCAAATGTATTTTTTTAATTCTTTTCCTGTACATTCTAAATATATTTCTTTCAATAAATTTAACTGCTTATCAAGCGTTTCTTTACCATAATCCATGAGTCCATCAACATTCCCTTGCTCAACCATTTCATTGAAATTTAAAAAATAATTTAAAACGTGATTAACTTCTTTTATACTAGAAATAGTATCATGTACTCGATAATAGAGCTCAAAATCAAGAGATGCTGATGTATATAGCATTTTTGATAATTTTTCATATGTTATTTTATTAATTTTTGATGACTGCTCATGAATGCCACCTTCTAATTGTTGTAAATAAATATTTGATAAAGTCACAGTATATTTATCATCATTAAGAGTACTATTTATATCAATGTATTCAAAGTTATCATCATCTATCGTGTACTCTTCTATTAGTCTATTTTGCTTGTCTATTGAGCTGATAAGCCGTTGAGTGGAATCTATAAGGTAATTAATACTTTTACATTCCTCCGCTATTATCATGTTAATACCTTCGATTTTCTTATTTTTTTGTGTTTCATTATCATTTTTTTGCCATAAATAAACACCAATGGTTGCAGCAATTCCTAATGATGAAACTATAGTAAAAAACATCGATATGAATGATATCACAATGCTTTCACCTTTAGTCTCTATGGTGAAATAACCAACAATAACAATAGTTCCTATTAGAAACCAAGCAACAGCACCAATAATGCTAATAATAAAATCTTTCATTCCGTCGAAATCATTAATATTCCGCTTCATAGTCCAGCCTTAACAAAAACTAAAGCAGGAATCATACTCACATCCATGTGACTAATCCACTGTCAAAAGGCTTTCTTTAACGTATAAGATTAAAATTATTCATCATTATTTCTAATCGATAGTCTATAGTTAAACGGATGTCCTTCTACATTAGTGTTATTCGTTCGCTTGCCGGCTTAGCCATAGGTCGGCTTTTTTTATTTTGCTTCATTGCACCTTACACTGAGTACTTTGTTAAATCACGTAAATAGCGTGGCGAGGATAGGGGAGTCCGATAGCAGCAAAGGGGATTTCGTCATCCCAATCCATAGGCGGGTCATTCTGTGGAGATTGTTGCTGTGGCTGCTGAGGTTGTCGTGCTGGCTGCTGGATTCCTGCCTGATTGCTGTTACCACTAAAATCTAACTGGTTAACGAGAATGACTGGTGCTGATTTTTTCTCCCCATTTTGGGTAGTCCATTCTTCCATGACGAACTCACCAGTGACCGTAACTTTTGTTCCTTTTGTTAAGTATTGAGAAAGTTTTTCAGCTTTAACTCCAAACATCTTGCAGATAACCCACGATACTTTTTCATGCTCACCGTAGCCCTGCTTTACAGGGAGACTGAATAATGCAATTGCTTTTCTATTTGGAGTCCATCGTTGCTCACAGTCTTTCCCTAAGTGAGCCGTAACGATGAATAGGTTAATTGCCATTGTTTTCTACCTCTTCAAATTCAGCTTCAAAAATTGCAGAGTGCTCTTGTTCGATATTTGCCTCAGCTTTTTCGTCAAGCATGACGGCTTTTTGCATTTCGATTGAAACTGGTAAGTATTTAAAAAGTCGGCGAATGACTGTTTTCTTTGCCATCTCCTCCCAGTGGGTAACCCATGGTCCATTTTTACCCGCTTTACTTGAGTCGCGAACTTTTTCTATTTGGTTATAGGTCATAACCTCGAATTGAACACCTCCATCTTTTAACCTAGCAACAGCATAAACATGGGTAATTGGTGAATCTTCATTTCCTTCGGGTATATGAGTTAGGTTTTCATTTAACCCATATTCAAAATGAAAGTTATCGCCTTGGCGCACTGTTCTGGCTGATATACTGATGATTTGACCTGAACGCCTTGCTAAATCAATCATTCCCCGGTAGCCAATGATGAGCTGAACATTTGATTTACCGTTATCTGACTTACCATTACCGAAGGGCAAAAGGTAGGCATGACCTAATGCATTACCCGGCTCTAATCCTAATTGTGAGCATTGAACTACAGCACCAATAAAACTTTGAATATCACAATTTGCGAGAGAGGGAGTTTTGCGAATCTCGGTGCTGACAATTCTAATCATGCGGTCAGATGTGATATGTTTAGGCAATGCAGCTGCTAATTGTGCTTTCATTCCCGGCTGATTAATAAACTCTACAAGTTTTTGTTCATTAGTTTTTATTTTTACTTCTGTTCCTTGGGTTTTCTGTAAATCAGCTTTAGCTAGCGGTGGTGTGCTCATGTTTTAATTCCTTAGCCCAGCTAGGCAGAGATAGCGTGCGAATGCCTGCCCATTCGTCAGTTTTAAGGCATTCTGCATATGTGAATAAGTTTTGTTTGTAAGTTATGCGTCCAACGGATTTGGCTTGTTCATCTAATACGAACACTCTGACTGGATAACGCCCGCAATTAATGGTTGTACTTACGGCAAGAAAAACAAAAACAGGCATTTCACCCGTTAGTGACTTATATCCATCCGAATAGAAAGAGTCCTGCACGTGATATCGGTACTCATACATAGAGCGTTCAAACTTCTGTATGTCGGCAGTACTTTTTACATCAACTAGCCAATGATGCTCTTCGATTAACTTGTCCGGTCTACAACGACAAAGAATGTCCGTATCCTTGTCTTTCCAATAGATGCTGCTTTCAGCGATTCCTTTCGCCTCTAAGCACCATCGAGCTATTGGGTGAGCCATCGCGCTATCTTTCATGAGTGATAACTTCCTGTTATCTTCATTGGTAATTGGGGTGATATTTTCCTTTTCACACATTTCAAGAAACTCCTTTTCTTGCTCTTTACCTGCATTGGTTCTGCGATTTACTTCTGGTCCAACTTTGAATCTTCTCTGAAATTCATCAGGCTCTAGCAATAAGCAATGCAAAGCCGTGCCAAAATCTAGAGCTTTTATTTTTTCGTTATCTACTGGCGCATCCCTATGCCATATAAAATCAGCCGGAGATTCATCTATCAGGTCAAGTTGTGACTTACTAATACCTAATCCATGGTGATAGTCTTCATTTGAAATGTCGTAATAAATACCTTCGTTCATTGAATAAGCCTCTCTTCCAATACATCCTGTATTTTCTTTAGAATCCTATCCTTGGTTGATTCCGATAGTTGTCGAAGTTCCTCTCCGTCAATTTCGTTATAAATATCAATAGCCATTTCTCCAATATCAAACTTAGGGTCAGGGCTATATATTTGAATTCTCATGGCTCATCCTTACGTGAATGCGTATGACCCACGAGAGTTAACTTGCCGTAGGATTCGATTTGTCTTTTCGCATTGCTGTTTAAATTTCCAATCAGCTACTAATTCGTCTATTTGTTTATCAGTCATGTCAGACTCGCGCAGTAGGGCGAATATTTTCTGTTTTATGTATTTCTGCTTTGCGTTCATATTTGACTCCATATGCTGTCTTTAATGTTTCATTTGCTTCGCTCCATCCGTTCTCATCCTTGAGGTAGCGTGCAATTCCAGCTTGTGATTGAGCTAAACAAAGTTTGTATTTATCAATATTCATGCTTATCTCCGGATGTGCGAAATCCTCACTTATCTTGCGATAGCGATAGAAAGTCCCTTGGTGTTGATAATATTTATTCGGTTAAATATGAAAGAGGTAAGTCTTTTTTAATGGATAATGTCTCTGACTAATGTTTTTAATGCGGCTTTTTTGAGAGCTGTTTTCACCGCTTCGTTCCCGATTAGATTTTTCACAAACTCATCCAATAGCATTTGAATATTTGGCTCATTTTCAGGTACAGATATTTCAGCCATACCTTTTACTTTTGGTTGCATTTCATCAGACAGAATGAGTTTCAAGTTAATATCTACTGATGCTTTAGCGTGTGGCATTTTGCCTCCTTATTAATCTTTTAGTGGGGTATTGTTGAGCGAGAGCTTTTGTACTTGCAGTGCAAGTTAAGCTGCTTTTTTAAATTTCTGTATTCATGCTATTATTTCCCTTAGTACCAACTACTAAGGGATATAAAGCATGAAAGATCATCACATATCTGAGTGGGCGAAAGTCCGTGAAACTTCAATTGAGATTGCTCAAGCTATATTTGAGCTAGCTAAAAATGATGAAGTTTTAGCTGAGAAAATTTGGGAAGAAGGTTCTGATGAAGTGCTCCCTCTAGCTTTTTCTAAAACAACAGACGATAAGTTGTTTTGGGGTGAGCAGACAATCGAACGTAAAAACGTTTAGTCATTCAAAGCCCTTAATAGGGCTTTATCATATTTCTAATTCTTATCTATCACCCGCTCACCTAATGAGCTTTAAGCTCTTGCTGTCACTTCGCCTGATTCTAATAATGTTCCTGACGCCCTATATTTAGTTGAGTAAATACTAGTATTGGGTAAGCAGGTATTATCTACTGAGTCATAAACTTTAGTACTGCGAATTGATATTGCTTTTTCAACTCGGGTAATTGGTTTTACATTTTTTCTTGTTGGAAATATTGAATCCAATTTTATTTCAATATTTTTTTTCGAAATAGCTTCAGCTTTTCGTCTAGCGTGACGTCTATTTCTAGATAATCCGCGCAAAAATTCAGGTTTGCGTGATTTTTTCACATAAATAGTTGCCATATGCCCTCCAAATAGTTGGTTTTGGTGAGAATAAGGATTGAAACCCTTAATTATATCTGTTTTGACAGGGCGGTTTTCCATGTCGGGGCAGAACTCTCTGGAGTGAGTGAACACCTTATTCTCACAAAAACCTTCTGAGAAGGTTGCCGCTTTATCAGCGACTCCATTCTGATAGTTAATACACAGCTCACTATCATCGTTGTTAAAGAGCACCAACGAGCTGTGTTCCGTTGATGCTTATAATATTCACAAATTGTGATTTTATTGTCAACCACAATTTGTGTTTATTTTTCAGTTTATATACTAACGTGATGATTTTAAATGAAAGATATTTTATTTTTAGACACGATTTGTGATTTAATTCACATTCGTAGGGGGGGCATAAAAAAAGCCCATTAGGGCTTTTATGTTTATTTGTGATCTCTTCTGTACAAAGACCACTCTTCAATTTTTTCGCCAGAGGGGAGGGTGCAATATCCAACTTGCCCATCATTGGTGTTAACTATGTCTAGTTTTCCGCCTAATTTTGCACAATAAACAGAAGCAGGGTTAGCCATTCCTACTTGTGTTGGAGGATTGTCATTTTTACCTGAATAGCAGGCGGTTAACGAAATTAAAGCTGATAAAATTACTAGTTTTTTCATGTGGTTATACATTTTGGTGGCTACGGGTTCTTCCGACAAAAAGCCCTCGTGGGGAGGGCTTTTGTTATTTGGGTTATTTGAATCTTAGGCTCTGCTTTAGGTCATTCATCCAATTAATTGGAATATGTTCGTCGTGCTGCAATCTTCCGACAACTATTCCTGTGTGAATTCCTATCATTTTAGAAAATTGAGTGACGGCATCTCTGTTTCTAAGGTCTGGAAGATATTTATTATACTTCTCTGGTATCAAATATTTTCCTGCCCATTCGTTAGCTTCTATCTCATGTTTATCTTGAGATCTTGTAGCGTTAGGGTCATCTAAGAAAATTGATTTTTTATCCTCTTTGGTATCAGAGTGAAGTAATATATGAGCAGCCTCATGGAAGAATGTGAACCAAAACTTATCGTTCGTTTTTCCATATAGTGAAAGTTGAATTAATGGTCTTGTAGGGTTTATCCACCTAGCGACGCCGCTGACATGTGATCTCGGTATAGCTGGAACAAAAACGAGAATTACGCCAGATTCAAGCAATAGCTCCTTCATGGCTGGCCCGAAAATCTCGGCCTTTTCGACAGTTAATCCACGTATTTCTTTTAGAGATTTCTCAAATTTACTCTTATTGAACTTAGGCGCATTTATAGATTCAGACACCTGTTCTCCTAGCCTTAGCCATGACGATATAGCGCCTACATCGCACTGCTCTTCTCGGCTTCTCCTGAATGACAATTGCATTCCACCATATATATCACGCCATTCATCAGGAGATGCCACGCCAAAAAACTTCAGGCATGACTCGACTATTTTTAATTTATGCTTAGAGATTATTCTCAATTTCTCTATAGCACCGCAAGCCATCAGATCCTTAACAGGCACTTCATCGAGCCATGGCTCCCATGAAGCATGCTTCTCAGCAGCTTCGATTCTAGATTTATGGGCTTGGTAATTGGCTTCTCTGGATAACCAGAAATCCGAAGATCCACCTAATACGCGTTCCAATTTCTCTGCTGTATCTGTGGTAAGGGATACCTTCCCATTTACCAGCAAGCTCAAATGTTTCTCACTAAACCCCAATCGTTTAGCTAGCTCGGATTGAGACCATCCGCGCTCTTCAGAAATATCAAGTATGGTTTCGCCAGGTGGGGAGACCCAGTCCGGCGCGAAATTTGCACTCAGATTAGTCATGATAATCCCCTATATATTCAATACAAACAATGGTCACTTTATCCCAATCGATACCGCCATCCGGCTTAGTTGGGCATGGGTCATTGGATGGGCTAAAAACCAGTCTATAGCCACCATGAAGACTAAGGGCAAACTGACCTGCTCGATCTCCTTTTAGAGGGTGAGGGCTTCCAGCAACCAAATCAGTAACTCTACTGGCAGATTCTAAATCACTTAGTCTTGTTCTTAATTTTCGAGCACATAAGGGGCCTAATTTTTTTTCAGCTTCCTTTTTTTGCTCGCAAATTTTTTGAATTTTGCTATTTTCAAATAAAATTTCCAAGACACCATTATCCTATCATTCTTTACCAATTTGGTAAATTTTTTTTATCTCAATAAGGGTGAAATTAAGATTAAACTACACCCTAAAAGGGTCGTTATGCATCAGAAAACCATCGACCATATTTGCCAAAACGCGTCGTCATCAAAGTCAATTAAGAAAGCAATAATGACCATAGCAATAAAATACAGTATTGCTAATTTATGGTCCTCTATGTTTTTCCGCAGTTTTTTCATCTATGCATATTATTAGCTATCAAATGTAACCAGTAGCATTTGAATAAAAGTTAATGCCACAAAATAGTCATAATATCATTAAGTTATAATTCGGCGTTGGCTATGGATGTATCTTCATATTGAAATCACTATTAACCAAAAAAGTAGCCTTGCAAATCATCTTCTACAAGCTTAATAGCATCTGAAAAACTACCTAACATTTTTTCATCGTAATGATGCCAGTTACTGTCTTTATCCATCCATAGTAGTGACCAAGAGCCTGTGATTTTGTTATGTATTATTTTTGCTACAGGTTCTTCTACTCTTGAGTTACTCCATGTTAGCTGTCTAACCTCGAATATAACGACCGAGTCATCTTCAATACGATACTGTAAATCGAGCTCATCTCTGAGATGTTCTGCTGGGCGGCGTTTTTCTAAGAAAAATTCCATGCACTTTTCAATATTTGCTAGTTCAATATCATTGAATGCCATGCTTTCTCCTCAAAATGTGTCATCAGACCATTGACACTTTATAACTTTACCTATGATTTCGCAGTTTTCATTTATTGGGATTAAATCAAATTTCGGGTTAAGAGGTTCAAGGAATGTTTGCCCTGATTCTCTAATTAATTTTTTAAATGTAAATTCGTTACCGTTTAGCCTAGCGATACAAAAATCACCAACACTCACAGGCTCTTTTGGGTCAATAAGTATCAACATTCCTTCGGGAAAGCTAGGTTTTCCTCCTTGTGCTGCTGTCATTGAATGACCTTCAACTTCAAGCCAAAAAGCGCGATCACTTGCTTTCTTCGCTGTAGGTATCCATGCGATGGCATCTTTCTCTGTATAAGAATTACTATTTTCGGTAAATGAACCTGCTTGTACTTTAGATAGTAAAGGGTATTCGTAATTACTAATAACTTGATCGCTTTGAGCACCAAACATTAACTCTGCTGGCGATACACCAAGTGCCTCGCTGATGACCAATGCATCATCAGCACTTATTTTTCTTTCCCCGAGTTCATAATTTCCAATTCTAGAAGCAGCAGAATACCCGCACAGCTTTGCCAGTTGCGCTTGGCTTAATTTTCTTGATTCACGAATAGATTTTAGTCTTTCGCCAATGATTTCATTTATTTTTTTCATATTAATCTTTTAACACAAAATGTGATTTAAGTATCCAAACGTTTCGTGATTGACAGGTAATCACATATTGTGTGTAATGTAACTTGTAAACATGGAGGATGTTCATATGAATAACATTGCGGAACAGCGAAAAAAATTAGGAATTTCTCAGTCTGTTTTAGCTTCATCAATCGGGTGGGGTCAATCTCGTATCGCAAACTACGAGTCAAACATCAGAACACCTAGCCTTAATGATTGTCGAGTAATTGTCGAGGCACTGCAAAAACTTGGAGCAAAATGCTCCCTAGATGATGTTTTCCCTCCGCAAACAGCATAAATTTTAGCTCTTTAACAATCGCAGGATTCTTGACTGCTACGGAGTCGCTGATAAAGCGGCAGATATTACCAAATATGAACACCCCCACAGGATCGTGGGTAACGGATTAACTGTATATGAAGGAATATAAATTATGGAAAACGCAAATTCACGCAAATCGTTTAACCGATTTGTATCCAATCACTTGGTGGCAACAGCTTATCAAGTTATCAGAACAACATCTCAAACAGTCATCGCTAAATCATTAGGCGTTCATGACTCAACTATCACTCGTAGAACCGAAAAGATACCTGAGCTATGCGAGACATTAGCAGCGGCAGGGGTAATTGATTTTGTTTTGCCGGGTGAAAAGAAAATTAGTGAAGAGGAATACAGATTTTTGTGGAAGCAAATTGGCGAGCTTTCACGCTTGCTTACTCGAGAAAACGCCCCAGTTGTTGGAGCAACTGAGGCGCATTAATTATTTAATTTCACAAGGTAATTATAAATGAAAATGAATTACATCACAAATCGATATGGAGGTCGCTATGAATACAGCGGAGGTATTTAAATTTCCCGTTAAGCCGGAGAAACCAAGAATGGCAGAGTTGGACAGTGGCTATACAAAGCTTGCCAACGAGTTACTTGAATCGCTGATGTGCTGCGACCTAACCGCAAGGCAATTTAGAGTCATGCTTGCGTTAATTCGTAAAACTTATGGTTTTGGAAAGAAAAGCGATCGAATATCTGACTCTCAATTAGCTGAGATGACCAAACTATCAAGGCAGAACGTTAATAAGGCAAAGAATGAATTACTTTCAATGAATTATATCATTCTTGATGGTAAAAAAATTGGTGTCAACAAAGAGGTTTCAGCATGGAAAAATCAATCTAGAGACAGTGTCTCTAACTTGAAGACAAAAAACGTCTCTAACTTAGAGACAAATGATGTCTCTAATCTGGAGACACACAAAAGAAATACTTTAAAGAAAAAAGAAATAAATAATATATCGTCAGAGAATTCTATCGAATCCCCTGACCAACCATCCGAAAAAATTTCAGTGGTTGATCCCAATGCTGTTGTTTGTTCCCCCAAAGGTAACAAGTGGGGAAATGCTGACGACTTGAAGGCCGCTCAATGGATTTACTCGCAAGTGTTGATAATCAGCCCTGCAACCAAAGAGCCAAACTGGTCATCATGGGCTAATGATATTCGCTTGATGCGCCAACTAGATGGGTATTCACACAAAGATATTTGCCGATTATTCCAATGGGCTAACCGCGATTCCTTCTGGTGTAGCGTCGTGTTATCTCCTGCAAAACTTCGCAAAAAATGGGCGACTTTAGTCATTCAAAGTCAGCAACCAAACCGAAACAAACGAGTTGTAGAGCAAGAGCCAATACAAAGCTGGAATACTCGTGAAGCATGGGAGAATGAATTTATATGAAACCTCATTTGGCAACTGCAATTGCTAATCGTGATGCAGGCGCACTGGCTAAAATTGCTCAAGACAGTACGCCGCAAAAAATAGTAAGCCCACAGGCTGAGCAACTTGTTGATGTGCTATTCCGAAACCTGAAACAAATCTTTCCTGCTGCAGTAAATACCATATTCAAAAATGAAAGCGACGAACTCGCAGCTAAACGCCAGTGGATTGCCGCTTTTGCTGAAAATGGAATTACTACCCGCGAGCAACTTCAAAACGGAATGAGGCACGCGAGGGCAAGTGACTCGCCTTTTTTCCCCGCAGTCGGTCAATTCATCAAGTGGTGCAAACAGGAAGACTTTACTCAGCTCGGATTGCCCACGGAAACTGAACTATACAACGTGTTCAAGAAGTATTGCTCAGAGCGAGGTTGGCGTAGATTTAATTGGCAGTCGAGCGCTTGTTACTGGATGGTCACTAAAATTTACTCAGAAATGCGAAGTCGAAACTTATCGGATTCAGAGGTTATAAAACTTTGCGCGTCTGAGCTTAAGACTATGGCTAATCGTATTAAATCTGGTGAGAAAATACCTGTTCCAGTTTTGCAACTTGAAAGCGCAGTGATACCCACTAAGCGTGACAAAGCGTTATCAATCATTGCTGAGTGGAAAAGCAAATATGGATTTAAATAAGGGGAGCGATAAAACGATTGGAGCGGCCAGTGGGAATCGAACCCACATCATCAGCTTGGAAGGCTGAGGTAATAGCCATTATACGATGGCCGCTAGGTAAAAACTGATTAATTAACGAGTTAACGTTATTAGGCTACGCCTCAAAACTAATTTTCGCAAGGGTAAAATAGGAGGCTAATTGACAGATGATATCTGTCTCCACAAATCTAATCTCAAAGGCATTTTCAAAACCCTCTCAGAAGTAACAGAAACCGGTAAGCGATACCGAATCAGAATCACCGAATGGCGTGACCTCAGAACAATACCAATGAACAGAACATGGCGCATGTGGATAGAAACTACAGGCGATTGGCTACGTGCGCGTGGTGTTGTCATTGATATTAAAAATGGAGCTGGTGAAGTCGTTCTATCAAAGCCAATCACTAATGAAGAAACGCATGAATATTTTGTCGGTCACTGGTTAGGTCGCGATGAAAACGGAGAGCGTGAGAAAACTAGCAAGATGGATAAAGCACGGATGCTCTACATGATGGAGAAACATGAGCAATGGTGTATTGAGAAAGGCATCCCAATCATCATCCCCAATAACTCTGAGTATATGAAACTTAAGGAGCAACAAGAGAGATGAGAAATGAGGCTGAAGTGTTTATGAGCGCACTTACTACCCTTAAATTATGCTGGGCTATACATAAATCCAATGATGCGGTCAGGAAGTGTGCTGGAGTATTAAAGCGCAAATTTATATTACCGCATGCAGTAGATGCTATGAGGACGATAGAGTTAAGCGAAAACCCGATGGTTGTGATTGTAGTCGCTGAGTGGGGTATTCAGGAGAAATAAATGGCATTAAAACGCGACAAGCACGATATTGTGTTCTCGCAGTTGGTCCGAGAAAGAGCAAATTATGAATGCGACTACTGCGGAAGACAATTTAGACACGAACCTTCAAAACTCCACTGTTCACATTTCAAATCACGACGACACAAATCAACCCGATACCATCCCTTTAATGCTTTCGCTCACTGCGTAGGTTGCCATCGAAAACTCGGCGAAGACCCACACGAATTCAATGCTCACGCTGTTATCACTTACAGCGAAATGACGATTGACCGCATAGCTCGTTTAGCAGGTACTTCAGTGAAGTTGAAACCGTGGCAAATGGATGAGTTGTATCAGCACATGAAGATTGAGCTTACAAGAATTCAGGCGCTACGGGCTAGCGGTGTAATAGGTCGAATTGAGTTCACGTTACCTGATTGGTACCAGCAAGGGATCACTTATCAGATGGGGGATTTGTGAAAGCTGAAATCACGACTATTCCAGAGTTGCTTATTAAGACATATGGAAATATGGCTGAGGTTTCTCGGTACCTAGGATGTTATCGCGCAACAGTAAAAAAATATTCTACCGATGTTAAGGCTGAAAATCATGCTGTGATAAATGGGCGATTAATGACTATGTACAAGACAAGAGAAAGAGGCACTTCAAATCTCGCCAAAGAATCAGATAGTGCCATTTCTATAGCTAAACGTATTAACGCTGAATCCGACGGCAAAAGCTCGCAAATTAATACGAGGTAACGGATGCGTAATATTCAACAAGTACTAGAAATGTGGGGCGCATGGGCTGCGGATAACATCGAGTCAGTTCAATGGTATTCGACAGCGGCAGGATTTAGCCGCTTAATACCTAGTAAGGTGAAATCTCGACCTCAATGTTGTGAAGATGACGCCATGATTATCTCTAGCTGTATGGCTCAATTAAGTATAAAGAATAGAGAGATGCATGACCTGCTACTGGATTATTATTTATTTGGGAAAACATTCATGCAGCTAGCTAGAGAACATAAATGCTCAGATACCCATATAGGGAAAAAACTTCAAAAAGCGGAGGGGGTCATTGACGGAATGTTGATGATGTTAGACATAAAATTAGAATTAGATAGGTATGTAGAGAAGATTTAATAAAATACTTTACGATCGTAAAATAGCTGATATTGTGATAAGAATGACTACAACGTCAGCAGCTTATGAGCCTCACTTCAGTGGGGCTTTTTTGTTTGTTTTATTAGAGTGTGGAGTAGTGATTTATAAAGCTAGTAAATAAAGTGCAATGTTACTAATATGAATTCAGTTATTATTATAAATCAATTTCGTATATAAGTGATTTCATATAAGGTGGCAATGATGGTTAATCTTCTTACCTCTAGTGATATGACCAATACATTAGGTAAAAAAATCACTGTAGGTATTAGTTCATGCTTATTGGGTGATAGCGTTAGATTTGATGGTGGTCATAAGCGCTTTCATTTTGCTGTAGATGAGTTATCAGATTATTTCGAATACCAACAAGCATGCCCAGAGATGGCAATTGGCTTACCAACACCTAGACCCGCATTGAGGCTAGTTAAATCTGAAGAAAATAACGTTAGACTCAAATTCAGTGATGGTCGGGAAGGCGATTTAACTGAAGAAATGGTTCAGTTTTCGACTGACTATTTGAGTAGGCTTTCAGATTTAAGTGGTTATATTGTATGTAAAAACTCACCTAGCTGTGGTTTAGAAAGGGTTCGAGTGTATGATTCTGTTGGCAATGGTAATAAAAAGTCTGGAATGGGGCTTTTTACTGAACAATTACTCAAAGCAATGCCTTGGTTGCCTGTTGAGGAAGATGGCAGGTTAAGCGATCCTCATATTCGCGAAAATTTTATTATACGGGTATTTGCTCTTCATGAGCTAAATGAACTAAAGAAAAACGCCTTCCATCGTCACTCATTAATCGACTTTCATACTCGATATAAGCTCCTTTTATTGGCGCATTCACAACCTCTTTATCGAGAACTTGGTCGTTTTGTTGCTAGTAACAATGAATGGGATTCAATCGACTCTTATTTTGATGAGTATCGAAATAAGTTTATGAATTTATTACAACACCAAGCGACTAGGCGCAATCACACTAATGTGCTTATGCATATCCAAGGTTACTTTAAACGCTATCTGACATCAAACCAAAGGCAAGCATTGAGTAAGTTAATCCTCGAATACCGCCAAGGAACACAGCCTTTATTGGCTCCATTAACATTAATTACGCACTATTTATCTGAGTATCCTGATAACTATTTGAATAATCAAAAATATTTCCATCCTTATCCTCAGTCATTAAGACTGCGATATGGGTTATGA